AGTGCTAGGATCAACATCAGGATCTTGCATACTACTGTCTACATCTTTAGCAAAATCTTTAAAACCAAAGAAAAATTCTTGGTTTATTTTTTGCATTCTATTTTCAGTCTCATTTAAAGTTTCTTGAGATTCTCTTCTAAATGCAGAATAATCAAATTTTGGTAGTATGTCAAGGGCTGCACGAATGCCATCTCCTATCTCTGTTAAAAAAGTTTTGACACCATCAACAAATCCAGTTAAAAAACCAACCGCTTTTTTTATCAAATTAATAACATTACCTATTGCCTTAATTATTTTTGGTAATCTCTCTACAAACCAACCAATTAAAATTATCCCGAAGAAATCAAGTATTCTCCCCAATAATCCTTTCGTGCTCTTTGTAATTATATTACCCTCTCTTTTCTTGACACCACCAACACTTGATGCTTCTAATTCATCTTCTCTATCCTTTCTCCTTACATTCTCTCTTCTCTTTCTAAAAAATTCATTTTCTTTCGATATTAACCTTCTATTAAATAAATTATTTTGTCTCGTTCCTTTTGCGATATCAGACGCAAGCACATTTGATCTTTGTAAACCCTTTGAAAAATTCGTAACAGAATTCCTTATAGATTTAATACTAAGCGATGATTTTAAAAGTGACTGTCTTTGCTCTGCCATTATGGATTATTAATATTAGTATAGTAATCTACTAAGATAGGTTGATAATCATTTTCGTTTGATGAATTAATTGTAGGAACCTCATTACTATTACTATCATTACCACTTGAAAAACCAAACCTACCAGGTTTAAAATTTGAAGCTGATGTTGCATCTATTATATTTGCTGTGCTGTCACTCAACTCTAAATTATCTCCATTTTTGTTTGTTTTAAATGGAACAACTGCACCACTTATTTCTGCTCCTGTTATCTCTGATTTTTCTCCAGATATATTTTGACTATCATCTTCCTCGCTGAAATTTCCATCAATTTTACCGAAAAATGAAGAACTCCTTACTTTATCTTTTGTTTCTTTATCAACACCTGTGATTCCCATTCCAATTTCAGTTGAAACCTTATCAGTGTTCTCTTTAAATTTTTGTATATCAACTAATCCCCCTGTTAATTGCTTTGTTTTCTCAGGGAAGAAGAATGCTAAAGTACCTAGAACGCCACCTACTGCTTTACCTACTGTAAATCCTTTAGCAGCACCTATTGCTGTTCCAATTCCTGGAAAAATACTACCAAGTAATGCACCGACTCCCGCAAATATTCCACCAACAGCTAAACTTGTTGCTTTTACAAAACCAGTAAATAATGCAAACTGACCAACAGCTCTTGCAAACGATGTTATGATTGCTTGTAATGGTTCGAGTCCTGCTGCTATCAATAATTGTTTTTGAGAAAAAGCATTTAAGGTTTCTAATAATAAAATTAAACTATTTCCTAATATTTTTCCAAATATACCTGTTCTAGTTGATACTACTCCTTTTGATGATGTTGTTACAGGTACTTTTTGTTTAAAAAATCTTCCAATAAGAGGAGTTTTTTCAAGGAATTTTCTTATTCTTTTTTCAAAAAATACAGCACCTGGTATTAATAAATTTGGATTGAATCCTCTACCTAAACCAAACCCTAAAATTCTACCTACACCTGATTTTATAAAGTTAATAAATTTACCAACATTAGACAATATAAATGCACCTAATCCCTTAAATGAATTAAGAAGAAATCCACTGAAGGTTACTCTTGTTAGCAACGCACCTAAACCTTTTACAAGTGCAAATACTTTACCTAAACCCACAGTTGCGGCTAAGAATATACCACCAATTATAAGCAAATCTTTTAAAAATCTATCTTTAAATTTTTTTAGTGCTTCTACGTTACCCTCTGAATTTAATTGTAAAAATTTAAGAGCTTGACTTGTTAACCAACCACCAGCAAGATATAATAATGATTCTCCTAATCTACTTAAAATTCCTCTTGCTACTTGAGATACTCTTCTAACTGGAGCTAATAATGCAAATTGTATTTTTTTCTCTAATTCACTTTCTTTCCCTTCTCTTAAACCTTGTTCAGCTAGTTGTGCCTCTCTTTTTCTTTTTTCAAATTCTTTCTTTTTTTCTAACTCATCACTTATTGCCAAATTATCTTTTATAATTGCAAGTGAGGAGTTTACACTTCTAACTTGATCAGCTATACCTCCAAGTTGCATTGACACATTAGACAATGCTAATGAATTTTGACTAATTAAATTATTAGAAATATTATCACCTCGAACTGGTGGTGGAACAGCACGACCAGTAAAGACACTAGAAGATACACTTCTTCTAATACCTCTGAGTCCTCCTGCTAATGGGGATTGTAACCCTTGTTCCTCATCCATTACGTTCTTGTTGTGCTTTTAAATTTTCCTCTTCAACATATTGTTGGAGTAGTGAAACATAAATTTCTCTCTCCCAAGGAATCATATTTTCAAGTTCGGTTAAACTATATTTATGATGCTGCATCAAGGCAAAATTTAATTTAAAGTATGACACTAAATCTTCATGTGCCATACTTATCCGAAAAAACTCTGCAGCCCCTCAATTTTTATTTCATTTTCTACATTTGTATTTGGGTTAGTTACTTTAACCGTATGAGATAATTTAGGCATTGTCTCAAAGAACTTTTCAACCTTTTTGAATTGACTTGAATTCAAAGACTCAATAAATGATGTTAATTCCTTCTTTGTGCATTCTTCAGATGCCCAAGATTCTTCATCGGAATAAACTTGGTCAATGCAAGATGCAATTAAATCAAAAGTATCATCAACACCCATTTCATCAAGAGCACCAAAATTGTTCTTAATAAATTCAGTTAATGAAGGATATTTCATTCTTAATGTATACACATCATCAAGCACAATATCAGGTGTATGGTCTTCATCCTTCTCTACCTTTATACTATCAATATTAATTGATGTTGGAACTTGTGTTTTTCCATCATCAGGGCAAGTGACCATCACTTCAATCTGTTCACCAACAGATTTACCACGAATATTTAAAAACAAATATTCAATGTCAAATGTTGAAAGTCTATCAACTTTTATACCCTTTGATAATATACATTTAGAAATGACATCTTTAACAGCTCTAGCGATTTGTTTCGTATCTTGAGATTCCATTGCAAGAATAAGAATCTTTTCTTCTTTTACTAAAAAGGGTCTGTACTTTATCTTCCTGTTTGATGAAGGAAGAGTCAACTCATATGTTGGAGTTGAAATGGTTGGTAAAGGCATAATAATTACTACACTTCAGTTAAAATTATTTATAGTGGTTTTCAAACAGTTATTCGATTATATATCCTAAACTCTCCGAATTACCAGTTACTGTTCGACCATTTACTATATCAAACCTGGTTCCCTCATTTAATAGATTTAATCCACCAAGTGGACCTATTATCTCATTTAATTGATTTGCGTCATTATAATTAATTGTACCATTACCTGCTCTTCCTTCAACATTATTGAAACTTAATCCTAATGCTCTTGCTAGAGAATTTGACTCACCACAAATATATCTGTCAAAAGAAAATGTTGCAGTTGCTTTTAATACTTGAGAATTATTATATGAAACTCGTGTTGAATTTAAAGATATTGGAAATAATCCAACAAAACGATATTCTAAAAATTGAAAGTGATTTTTTTCAAATTTGACTATTCTTGTATCATTTGATTTATAATCTGATGGATAAGCCATTCTGAAATGATAAGAATCCATTGATGGATCTGCTTCTGATTGACCAGTAATATATTCCATCCAATGCTCTAAAAATTTAAGTGATTTATATTCAAGATCAACATAAAATTCAAAACTTATTTGAGTAAAGTTACGAGTATGTGCAAATTTTTCAATTAAACCTTGTGAATCACCTGCAGTATTTAATGATGCCAATGCACTACCAGGCAATACCGCATCACTACATAATAATCCAATGTTGTCTGATATAAAACGATCATTTATACCTTTCTTTCTCATATGTCTTCTCAGACTACTTCTTGGTAAAACAAATTTAACAAGAAACTGTGATGTCTGAGCTACATTCTGTATCTTAGGCATTATGTCTGATATTCTTCTTGGTCTTGGTGCTGGCACTCTAAATACTTCTATAGTATAGTTATTTAGATGGCTTATAGGGGAAAATACTATCCATCCTTTCCTAGAAAGTA